ATCGTGAACCTGTTGAAGCTCACGATGCCTTCGATTAGTCCATCTACAGGACTATTGACTTCACCAGGACCCTCATTTAATGCCGCATTTCTGGCTCAGGTAGCTGGCGATGCGTTAAGCAACGTAGGCTCTGCTGTTGGTAGCGTAGGCGGTGCGGTCGTCAACACGGTAAAGAATGTAGCGAATAAGATTGCGGGAGGTAACAGTACGCCAGGATCGTTGACCAACACGAGCACGCAGACGAACGATGGGGCAAACAATACGGTCCCCTCATCGATCACACAGAATCCCCAGTTGGGAACCGCTGCTTACTGGAATACGAAGATCAAGAACAAGATCACGATCCGGGTTGGTAATTACCTGAATTTTGATTCAGTTGTTATCACACAGGTGTCTATAACAGCAGCCTCTAACTTCGATGCGCAAACGGGGCTCCCGCATCACGCACGCGTTCACGTACAGTTTAAACCCCTGTTTATGCTCACGCAGCAAGATCTGGATACGCTGTTTATCAATCCTAGTGCGAATACTACCCCTGGCTCAACGAGTATGGGCGTCTCAGGTGGCGGCAGCAGTGGTAGCAGTTTTCCGGGTCCATTTAATGCAAGTAATTCAGGGATCGTAGGGGCAATACTCTAATAACGGAGTCAAACATGGCAGGTGGATTCGAAGGTTACACACCAGATTTCAACTGGAGTTCGTACACACCGATTGATTCGACGGGTACGAACTACGATATATTTAGCAGTGCGTACAAGAACATAAGATTCAACGTCCAGACGGCCCAACAGTATCAGTTGACGGCTTCTGATATGGCAAATCTACCGGGATTGGCCTACAAATTCTTTGGCGATACGTCGCTATGGCGCGCGATCATGGCTTATAACGGGCTGAGTGATCCGTTGTCGGACATTGCGATAGGGATCACGATTAACATCCCTACCAAGTCCGATCTTTTATCCTACCTGTCTGCGCAGTCTACGAACGCGAATCAGGCGATCACCATCTAACGGGGTTTCAAGTGGGCTTTTCCATACAGGACCGAATAGAGATTTCACTATTCATCAACAATGTTGAGTTTCCGCTTGACGCCATCAATATCCTGAACTTCCTGCATATTGGGTACTGGACGCGCGGGATTCTACCAACCGTTCATTTATCAGTATTTGACGCCCGACATTCGTTAGACAATATACAGTTGCAGGACGGCATACCCCTAAGATTGACGGTGAAACCGCTAAATTCCAACACGATAACCTACAACTTCCGGAAGTTCCATCACCGTAAAACGTTCAATGGTAATGGATTCATCTACGAGATGGATGGGTATCTAGACTTCGCTAAGTATTGGACTGGAACCTCTGTAGGGGGCCTACAGGGTACCTCCAACGAGGTTCTATCTCAGATAGCATCTACGTGTGGACTGACCTTCGACGGGACTACAACCAACGATGCGCAACTATGGCTTCCGCGCAATCGTACCTACGGCGAGTTTGCGAACCAGATCAAACGCAGGGGCTATATTTCAACTCAATCGTATATGGAGTTGGCGGTAAACGCAGACGGATCCATGCGATACAAGGACGTGAACAACCTACCGGCCCCGACGCAAACCATCGTATTAGGTCAGTACACCGCTGGTTCTTATACAGCAGTTGAGTATCTGCCCAAAGCGAAATCTGGTCTAACCAACAAAATGACGGGGTATCAGAATACGCGGTTTGCTCAGTCTATGGTGGGAGAAAAACCGTCGGTCGCGAGTTCTACAGTAACGTTCGTTCCCGATTCAAAATCCCCCCTGTTTAATACCACAGTTCAGCAGCAAGTGTCACGCGGCTATCAGACGTTTGGCGGCATTGATGTCGGAAACACTCACAGCAATTACGATCAGGCTATCTACCAGAATATGCGGTTTGCCAATACGTATAGCCTGGATGTTGAATTCTTGATACAGACACCAACACCGTTCAGGCTCCTGGATACGTTCACGTTCGCTGTCGAGCAGGGGGCAAGCAAGCAGGATCAGGCATTTGCGGGCGCGTACACGATTGCGGGCAAGGCTATATTTATCACGGGCGCGATTTACGCTGAGAAGTTACTCGGAGTACGTCAGGGAACGAATAGTATTTATACATCAGGTTAGAGGTACCCAATGGGATTTAATACTGTAAATGATTCGGTGAACGCTACAGAAGATTACGGGCAAGGTTACTATGTTGGGACCGTGACCGCCAATACCGATAGCATGGGGGTCGCACGTGTTCAGGCTCAGGTTCCTGGTCTCTATGATTCGACGGCGGGTGCTGTTCCTTGGATTGGGGCAATCAAAGATTCCCCGTTCGGTTACGGTACAGGCCCTAAGGGTCCATACGGCGTGTACGGGTTTCCTCAGGTCGGTTCCGTCATCAAGGTCGAACTCCAGAATGGAGACGAGCACAAGCCCCTATACAGCACTCTGTACACGGTTCCTAACGCACATCCCTGGTTTAATGTTCCTACGCGGTGGGGTTACGTAGACCCTGCCGGGTCGTCGCTTCAGGTAGATATGGCGGCTGGGACCTGGACCTGGACCCACTCATCAGGCGATAGCATATCCTACGATGGTTCCGGCAACGTAGTGAGGGTCGTCAAGGGTAACGATACCTCAAACGTGACAGGCAACATTGTGTTTCAGGTCACGGGTAATGCAAGTATTGAGTGTGCAGACTTTTCGTTAGTAGCTAGCGGAACAGCTACATATAAGGCGTCAGTGCATCAGTTCCAAGGCCCTATAACTGCGGATTCTACCATTAACGCAGCCGGTGATATAACCGACGATATTGGTACGGGTAACGCCGAATCGATGGCTGATATGCGTACTATATACGACAGTCATGAACATTACTATGATAATGATTCTGGCCAACAGACAACTAGTATCCCAATACAACAAATACCTAATGTTTGACTGAACACTACCAATTTGATATAGTGAGTCTGTAGACGAAGAGGCTGATCCCCCTGACGTGCCCAATACACGCCTAGTCTACAGTGCTCATCTATTAACTATTGGGGTTATCTCATGTCTTACTCTAAACAGCGACGGGATGCTTTCCGTTCGCTCATCGATTCTATCCGTACGTCCAAATTTCCCGAAACCGAAGCAGAAGTAGTAAAACTTGCCTGGAATATTCAGGAACTTGCTTTTGCTACTACCGATCCTACTGACAAACCTAAGAAGTCTAGAAAACTTAGGTTGCACAGAATATTCTACGTATACGTTTTGATGGACCCACGTTTTCCGGGACCGTACCCATACACTCTACCCGGTGGAAAGACGATTACTTTTCCGTTCTTACCTTTTTATATCGGTAAGGGTAACGATGCTCGAATGTATGACCACACCAAGGAAGCCCGTAATTTCCCTGAGCCCGTTAGAGGCGAACGCAAGCTGAACAAAATTCGAAAAATTCACCGCTCTAGACTAGAGGTTATTACCAAACGTATTAGTGACTTTTCAATCGAATCTATAGCTTTCGCCAAAGAAGTTCTACTCATCAAGTCTATAGGTAGAGCCGATAAGAAGTGCGGTCCTCTTACTAATAAAACGGACGGCGGTGAAGGTGCTAGCGGGGGTCCGAGTGTAAAGGGTTTAAAACGGTCTGCTGAATCTGTAGAAAAGTCTGCACAGGCTAGAAGGGGTCAAAAAAGAACCCCTGAACAGCTAGCTAATATGCGCAAAACTAGATCGCCGGAAGCTCAAGAAAATATTAGGGCCGCAGCTAGCGCTAGGGAGCTTACTCAGGAGCAGCGCTTTGCTATTGGCTCTGGCACACGTGGAAAACCCTGGAGTCCAGCACGTAAGGCGGCACACGAGGCTAGAAAGGGTACTCCTAGCGAAAAGCAGTTAGCCTACTACGCCTCTATGAAAGTTAAGCCTTTATCTACAAAGCAAATAGCCGCTAATACTGCACGCAGGGGAGGTAATTGGAGCCCTGCTAGGAGGTCCGCTCATGACTCTAAACAGAATAGCAAAAGGAAATAATTAACACAAACATTTCTACGATGATAACGGGAATCAGAACGAAACGGATGTACCTACTCCGCAGATACCGTGAGCGTGCGAATTTGATAGTAACAAGTTTATGAGGCACCTATGGCTACGGTATCAGATTACCAGTTGTCCCTGAACGGGGCTACGTGGATTGATGCAAATTCACAGTTCCTGATCAATAATCTTCCTGATCGGATTCCCGATGTTCTTGCGGTTCAGAATTCGATCAACAACATTTTCAATTGTCCTATTGGCGCAAGATCCCGAATCTTTCAGCCTGAATATGGATCGCTGTGGTATCAGTTTCTTCAGGAACCACTAGATCAATCGACAGCTAACAAAATGCAGATAGCAATGATTCAGGCTCTTGCCAGGTGGGAACCCAGAATCACTATCGATAACACTAATTCGTACGTCACCCCCGATTTCAATCTTCCTGGTTACAGGGTACGTATTGCGTTTTCACTGAACCTGAACTTGAGTGCTAACAACTCATCATCGGTTAGTTTTAACGTTTCTACTTCGTAGGACTAACAATGTCAACACCAGCTACTTCTAGTACTACGAGCACTCCATCAACGACGTTAGTATTGAGCCAACTTACGGGCGACGTAGATCAGTTCGTTCAGCAGTTCCAACAGTATCTTCAGTCGAAGCCTACCTGGGTCGGGAACCTGACCACACAAACGTCAGAGACGTTAGTTGAGCTTATTTCTACGGTAGGGGCATTCGCACAAGGTCGATTGATACGCGAGACTGAGGACGCATTCTCCTCAACCGCACAATCCGATTCTGCGATTCTAGCGATTACCCAGATGCAGGGGCTCCGCATCGCTCGCTATCTTCCGGCTGGCGTTCCCGGAACTTTGACATCCCCGGTCGAAGTGACGTTGCCCCCGCTTACGCAGTTTTCGGCAGCAGGCAACTATTTCTTCAATCGTGATCAGCTAACATTAGCAGCAAATGTGCCGCTTCCCGTCACCCTGTTCGAAGGCCAAATCTTTTC